GATACACTAGAGGGTGCTAGTTTAAGGTTTAGGTCGGCTCTTGATGGTATATATATAGCTTTGGTTGGCGAGTCAGGATTAGGAAATGCACTAAAAGAAAGTCTTGATAGGTTAGCTTTATTCTTTAATAAGTTGGCTACCGACAATAAGTTTGTAGATGGTTTTACAAACTCAGTATTGGCTTTGGTTAACATCATAAAGGTTGCTGCTATATCTATAACGACTATGACAATAGCCCTGAAGGGCAAAACCTTTGCTGTAAACGCATATACCACAGCTCAAACATTTGCTAATAGACAGTTAAGAATATTTAATGTTTTATTAAAAAGAAACCCAATAGGTCTTATAGTTGGTTTACTTACAACCGCCGCAGCTTCATTATTGGTGTTTAGAGATAGAACAGAAGATACTGCTGACGCACAAAGAGAGCTTAATGATGAGTTGGAAAGAGAAAGAGAATTGTTGAGTGCAAAAGTTTATCAAGATTTCTTAAAAGAAAATAAGCTTGTTAGACAAGAAATGAAAGACGGAACATTGAGAGATGTTTTTGCTAGTGATGCAGAAGTTCTTGAAACCTTTAAAAGCAAACTTAAAACTTTCTCTGAAACAGATTTGGTAAACTTTGTTAGATTCTTCAAAGACCAAATTATGGAGCTTCATACTGCGGGAGAAGAAGAACCTCAGCTTAAACAATTCTTTGATGCTCAGATAGAAGATTTCAAAATAAAATTAAATCTTTCTTTTAAAAGGTTAGAAGAACTTCAAAAAATTAGAGAAGGTCTTGATGGCAATGGTGATACTAAAAATATAATTAATGCAGAAAGATTAAAGAATGAAAGCTTGTTAAGAATAAGTAAATTATTTTTAGATGAGTTTAAAGAAGTAAGAGAGGATGATGAGCAATTAGAAATAATGACATCTGAAGCTCTTAAAGAAACTTTGTTAAATATAGAAAGAGAATACTTCAATAATAGACTAGCAAACCTAGAAGTTGGGAGTGATGAATATCTTGCTGTAAAAGCTCAACAGGCTCAGTTTGAATTAAACCTTGAAAAAGATTTGGTAGCAGAAAAGATAAAGGCTTATAATTCTGAAAGAGAAGCAAAAGAAGGATTAGAGTTAGCTAAGGTACAAGCTGTTGCTAAAGGTGCTTCAATTATTGGTTCTTTGGCTAAAGAAGGCTCTGCATTAGCTAAAGCAGCATTTATTGTAGAGCAAGGAGCTGCTGTTGCAGGTGTTATTATGCAAGGTCAGCAAGAGATAGCTGCATATAAATTAGCTATGGCAAACCAAGAAGCTAAACTTGTAGGTACAGGAATAGCTATGTATACACCTTTAATTGCACAAGCAAAAATAGGAACAGCGTTGTCTGTTGCTTCTATACTTGCACAAACAATAAGTGGACTTGGCGGCGGTGGAGGTCAATCCACAGAAGAACCAAGTGGTGAAATGTTTGAGCAAGGTGGATTAACAAGAGGCGGTATGTTTGTTGGTAACTCACACGCTAATGGTGGTGTTAAATTTAGAGTTGGCGGTAGAGTAATGGAAGCTGAAGGTGGCGAAGCAATTATCAACAAAAAATCAACAAGTATGTTTAGACCTGTACTATCAGCTATCAATAGCTACAATGGTAATGGTGTAAAGTTTGCTGATGGCGGTTTACTCAATAGTGGAGAGAAGTTTGCTATGGGTGGTGAGCTAAGGTCAGCACAACAATTAATAAGCGGAGGAATGGGAGCTTCTAAGGTTGTAATAGTTGAAAGTGATATGACAGAAGTGCAGAATAGAATATCTGCTATTGAAAGTCAGGCTACTTTTTAGTATATTTGTGTATGATAAGACAGAATAGTACCGATATTGTTAATGAGTTCATAGAGCTTATATACAATGAAGTCAAGGCACGATACTCTGAGGAAGCGGGAATAAAGAATGTTCTAAACCATCTATCAGAGAAAGGTCTTATCGAACCAAGAAAGCTAAGAGATTATATGATAATAAGAGATTTTGACAAGGTGTTGGAATCTAACAATGGTAACTACACATTTACATATATGGACATATCCATTAAGTACGATGTATCAGAAAGAACCATTCAGAATATTATGTATAAGCACAAGCGTAAATTCAACAAAGACTACAATATTAGATGATTACCCCATTTCTGCGAAAGATATAATACATTAATTTTTAAATTTGCAAAATGAACAAATGGTATTCAATAGAAAACAAAGCAGATAATAGTGTAGAAATATCTATCTATGATGAGATAGGTGACTACGGAACATCTGCTAAGAACTTTATAGAGGAAGTAAAAGCTGTTGGAACTGCTGACATCACATTGCGCATCAACTCTGTTGGTGGTAGTGTGTTTGATGGTTTAGCTATTTACAATACTTTACGTTCTCACAATGGATATGTAAACATTAAGATTGAAGGTTTAGCTGCATCTATATCAACTGTTATTGCGATGGCAGGAGATAATATTGAGATGTCAGAAAACGGATTCTTTATGATTCACAATCCTTTCGGACAATCGGCAGGTGAAGCAGGTGATATGCGTAAGACTGCTGATTTACTTGACAAGATAAAAGAGGAGATTATGGAAATCTATTCTAAGAAAACAAACCTTTCGTTTGAAACTCTTTCGGATATGATGGATAAAGAAACTTGGTTGTCTAGTCAGGAAGCAATGGAATATGGCTTTATAGATACTATTACAGAGCCTATGAAAGTTGCTGCATCTTTTGACCTTTCTAAATTTACTAACGTAAACGAGAAAGAGGTTAATGAAAAATTAAGTTTAACTAATAATAAGAAAAAAATGACCGAAGAATTAAAAACTTGGTTCAACGGTGTTAAAGAAGAAATCTTAAACGCTGTTAAAGGAGAGGAAGTTTCTACTCCTTCTGAGGAAGTTTCTATTTCTATTTCTGACAATGAGGTTATCGTTAACAAGTTCAATGAGCTTGAAGAAAACGCTAACTCTTTACGTGAAGAAAAAGAAGAATTAGCAGGTCTTGTTGGAGAAAAAGAAAGCGTTATCGCTAACTTAGAAAACAAGGTTGCTGATATGGAAGCTAAACTAGCAAAATTAGAAGCTACTGAAACTAATGTAGAAGTAGAAAGCGAACCTGCAATCAACGAAAGTGATGTTGTAGTTAACGCTTGGGATGCTTTTGCTAAATCAATAATGAAATAATTTTAAAATTTATATAAAATGGCTATACAATTAACAAGTTTACCTACTGTTGAGCAGTATGACGTAAATAGAAGTATAATCGAGCCTATCTTTATGGGTCAGGATTATATGCAGTATATGGAGATATTACCAAATATCAAAGGTACTACTGTAATTGACAAATTTACTCAATTAGGAAAGATTACAAAGGCTTTCACAAATGGTGCTTTTTCTGCTGAAGCTGATGCAGATAAAGGTGCTACAATAACAATCACTCCTTCTCGTGTAGAAGCTGAGGTTGAATTTAGAGCAAACGAACTTTTCAATAAAATGAAAGGTCAATTAATGAGAGGTCAGCACGACTTCGATAACATCGATGGAACTATTGTTAAAAACATTCTTCTTGATTTAATCGGACAAGGTGTTAAAGCTGACTTTAACCGTCAAGTATGGTTAGGAGATGTTGATTCTGCTAACGCTGACTACGGTATTTATAGCGGTATTTTCCAAGCTGCTAACGATGGTGGTGCAACTGAATTAAACGCTATCACAGGAATGACACAATCTGAAGATGCAGTTTTAGCTGCGGGTAACGGTGTTAAAATCCTTCAAGGTTTATATGATTCTGCTTCTCCTGAGTTATTAGAAGCAGGAAATCACGTTTTCTTCGTATCAGGTGATATCGCTGATGACTATATGGCTTCAACTCTTGAGGCTTCAGGTTATGCTGCTGCGGGTTATGGTGCTTTAGTAAACGGTGTTCCTAACTTAACTTATAGAGGTATTCCTTTAGTAGTTCGTAGAGATTGGGATGTTCACATCGCTTCTGACTTCGCTAACATCAATGGTTCAAGTGCTGCTAACGAAACTTATCGTGCAATGCTTACTACTAAAGATGCTTTCGTTGTAGGTACTGACTTTGACCAAAACTCTGTTGAGCAATGGTATTCAAACGACAATAAAGCATATAGATTTAGAGTATCTTATATGGTTGGTGTAGCATTGAAAGATGCTAAATTAGCTGTATTCTATGTTCCTGATGCTATATCATAATTCAATTTAATTAATGGGGGATGAAATACTCCCCCTTAATTTTTAACTTTTAATATATTAAAAAATGGCAATAGAAAATTTAAGTATAGCACACAGCGACTTAGAAAGAAGAGGTGGACTACAATATGTAGGTATCGGTCTTTTATCAGGTGCTTCTGCTGTAACATTTGACAACTCAGATGCTCATACTGTTTCTTATACTGCCGCTTCTGCTTTAG